ATAATTTGCCAATAATAAACCATCGAGATGCTATCAAAAATAACAATTTTTATATTAATTTAGAATGGTGCGATCAATCTTATAATAATTTACATGCGTATAAAAATGGACTAAGGGAAGCACCTAGAGCCATGATTGGAAAATCGGGCAAAGACAGTCCGACAAGTAAAGTTGTATGTCAATTAACAAAAGACAATCATTTAATTGCTGAATATTTTGGAGCAGCAGAAGCCTGTAGGCATACAGGAATTCATTATTCTGCAATATCAAAATGCTGTAAGGGATATCATAAAACAGCCGGTGGTTTTAAATGGAAATTCAAAAAAGATTACTATGGGGCAAATTAGTTTTGAAAACAATCCAAGGCAGCAAGAAGGTCTTGCAGTAATGCTAACTCACACATTTTCAATGCTTTATGGTGGCAGTAGGAGCGGAAAAACTTTTGTTATAATGTTTTTTGTGTTATTTCGGGCATTGAAGAAAAAATCAAGACATTTAGTTCTTAGAAGATATTTCTCTGACATAAAAAAATCAATAATAAAAGAAACTCTTCCTGAAGTAGCAGAGATAATGGGATGTAATTATAAATTGAATTCACAAGATTTTTATATTACGTTTCCGAATGGATCAGAAATATGGTTTGGAGGTGTGGATGATAAGCAAAATGTTGAAAAACTACTTGGTAAACAATATTCGACAATTTGGTTTAATGAAGCAAGTCAGATTGCATATGATTCATATTCAGTAGTTAAGACAAGGCTAGCAGAAAAATCAGGATTAAAAAATAGAATAATAATTGATCAGAATCCACCAAGAAAGAGTCACTGGACATTTCAATTGTTCTTCAAAAAAATAGAACCAGAAGATAAAACATTACTTAAAAATCCAGAGAAGTATGGACAAATTCAGATGAATCCTGCTGATAATATGAAAAATATTAACGAGGAATATCTTGAAATGCTTGAAGGATTGCCAGCGAAACAACGAAAAAGATTTTTGCATGGTGAATTTAGTGAAGATGAAATAGGTGCATTGTTTACAGAATCTAATTTTAATAAGAATAGAGTTGATAAGTACCCGGAATTAAAAAAGATTGTTATTGCAGTAGATCCAGCAGTTACGGCAAAAATGACTTCAGATGAAACTGGAATAGCAGCAGCCGGTATTGGATTTGATGGACGAGGCTATTTACTTGAAGATGCAAGTGGTATATTCACACCAAAAGAATGGAGTACAAAAGTAGCTAGATTGTACAAAAAATGGGATGCTGATATTGTGGTGGGGGAGTGCAACCAAGGAGGTGATCTAGTTAAACATACTATACAAACAGCCGATGAAAATATTCCAGTTAAGCTAGTTCATGCAACAAAAGGGAAGTTGCTGAGAAGCGAACCAATTTCTGCAATTTATGAAGATGATCGTATATCTCACGTAGGAGGCTTCCCGGATGCAGAAGAAGAAATGTGTAATTATACCGGTGAGCCGGGAGAAAAATCTCCAAACCGTCTTGATGCAATAACATATGCATTTACAGAATTATTCCCCGTTGGAGTCTACTCAAACTCCGAAATCTTCAACAGAGACAACATAAAACACTTCAAAGATTACGACTTCACAAACAGCCACGACTTCGTATATATCAAAATCTACAACAATGCCCGCACCGGGAATTATAATTTCGCAGCACTTTACGCAAGGATAAAGGATAAAAAGATTTTCATTACAGATTGTATTTTCAATACACTTATGCCCCACGAAAACTTAGATCAGGTAAAAAATAAGCTTGTAGGATTAAACGTCAAAAGAATATTTGTCGAATGTGACGTTACTTTCGTGCATTTTGCGAGACAATTAAAGATTGATGGTGTCCAGGTAAGAAACGTAAGAGAAATGCGCAAAGAGGACAATATGGTGATAAGTGAGTCAGGGTTTATCAAAGAATGTGTAGTTTTTGAGAAAAATCCGGATTCTATTTATTATAAAAACTTCCTCCAGCAGCTTTATTCTTATACATCCATCTCTGAATCTGATTCATCTTACGCAGCAAATATAACGGCAGGAGTATCGTATGCATCAAGGAAAATGTACAAACGCTACCTTGAGTAATCACCATCTTATAAATAATATCTATGACTTTCAAGCCCTTGATAGGCTTTCTCTATTAGATAAAATCTATAACAAATTTGGTATTGTTAAATTTACTAAATAACTTTGTGCGAAACAATTCGCACCATAAATGAAGTTTAGTGAAAGGTTTAAGCTCGCTACTAGAATAATAAGGGAACGAAATATAGTAAAGTCGGTACCCAATATTCAATTTACGGATTCTGCTTCAGGATTAATGAGTGGTGATACCCGGTACTCAAAATACAATTACACTGCCTTAGAAAACGAATACGGCAAAAACCCGGTACTTGCTGCAGTGATAAATCTAAAGGCAGATTACTTGTCAAATGCTTCTATCAGTGTCAAGGATGTAAAAACCGGAGAAATAATCACAAACAAGGATTACAAGAGGAATAAGTCCATCGATCCTATCGTCAAGGAAATGTTCCGGATCATAAACAACCCAAACCCCTTAGAATCAACAAAAGAATTCTTATCCATATTGTCCATTTTCAAGGACGTATTTGGGAATAGTTACATTTACGGCAACAGTGCAACCGATAGTGTAAACATACGAGATATTGGTCACATGTGGTCTGTATGGCCGCAATATATGAAGCCAGTACTGGGCGGAAAGTATTTTGATGCGTATGAACTTGAATCTATTCTAAAAGGATGGGAATGGCAGTGGGGGCAATACAAAAAAGACTTTAATACGAATGAGATCCTTCATCGAAAAGAACCAAACGTAAGACTTAAGACTACAAACGACCTGGTGCTTGGAGAATCCCGTCAAATATCTCTTTACTGGCCGTTAACCAATATTGATGTTGCATACGAAAGTAGAAATGCAATTGCCATGGATCGAGGCATGAGAGCTATTATAGCAAGCACTAATAAAGATGGTAATCTTGGATCTGTCCCGATGGATGATGAAGAAAAAAGAGAAGTCCAGGAAGATCTTGTTGGAGACGATGGCTATGGGTTTAGGTTGGGGCAAAAACAATTCATGGTCACAAGGCAGAATGTTTCGGTACATACTATTGACCAGGACGTGCGTAAGTTGGGCTTATTAAACGAAATAGCCTCTGATGCAATGATTGTAGCAGAAAGGTACGGAGTCCCGGAAATCCTTATTAAATTATACCTGAAGGGTGCAACGTTTGAGAACCAGGAAAGCTCTGAGAGAAGGATGTACCAAAATACAACCATTCCGGAGGCTAATGATCTAATGGAAGATTTAAATGTGTGGTTAAAAACTAGGGACTTTGGGTATGAATACATAATCAGCTTTGATCATATCCCGGTGCTTCAGGAAAACCTAAAAGACAGATCTGAGATTAACAAGAACATTAACACCGTTCAGAAAGAATTATTCTTTGCAGGTGCCATTACTTACAATGAATGGATGCAAAGATTAGGATATAATGCCATTGATGAGGCATGGGCTAAGAAACGTATTACTGAGATGAGTGAAGAGGAAATTAAGATTATAAAGGGTAACTATACTATTAATCAGTCGATTGAAGAAGAAAACAATTAAAATTAAATACCATGACACAAATAAAAGCAGATTACGATTTATCAGGAGGTGAGGTTTTTTCAGATGTCATAAGTGAACCTGGTAATGTTAATTTATCTTGGAAAGTATCAGGTGCAACTGATACATCACAGGTTGTTGATTTAGAATGGTGGGTGCAAGTTGATGGCGAAGACTATCACCAGCTGCCAGATCCGAGGAAAACAGGCAGGGATTTTATTTCAAAGATAAAAGGTAATGAATCCGATAATACTAATATTTTTGGTATTAATGCCACTAATTTAAAGATCAAAATAGTGCCACCAGACGGAGCGGTTGGCACACTTAATTTGTATGCAGTAAACGATTAATAATGATAATTAAGGCTTACATAGATGCATTTCTTGTTGCAGCCAATGAAGCTGCAAGCGGCACAGCTGCTGTGTTGTTTAGGGATCTTTTTTCTCGCTACTTCAACAAAGCGACAGTCTGGATTCAACTAGCCTATGATTATTATTTGAGGGACACAGTAAACGACCCAACCAGAGTAGCCACGGGTTGTAATGTTTGGATAGCTGACGGTACGGCTCAATTAGAGTTTACCACGGCACAGAAAGCATACACACTAGCAGCAAAGGCAGTA